AACCATTTTGGTTTTATTTCTTCGTTAGTGGCACGACCAGCACATCCAACATAGTTAAAGAATTGATCATATATTGGTGCAACTGCACGACCGCTCATTTGTTTACCAGTTTCGGAAGATAAGCCTACGTCAAAATGGTTAAGAATTTCTGATGACCATCCACGTTTAATAAAATATTCTGCTGGTATAGAGAGTCTTGATCTCACTTGCTCTCTTGATGGCCCACCTTCTTGAGGTTGTGTTTTCTTGCTAAACACATCAAGAGGATCAAAAATATTTACTGGTGTACTTGATATGTCGCAATTATCACCAATCAACGACATACAAAAACGTTCTGTCTCATCAAGCGACACATTTCTATGCTTACGATAGGACAATACTCCACGAACAAAACCAAATAAACTATTTGTCCATTCTTGCTCGCATTGATGCGTCCAACATCTCCAGTTACCTCTTATAGAGTCTCCGTCAGTAAATATGGTACAGGCATTTTCATTATCTCCCCCATGTACTGGACAAGCACAGGAAAGACGATTAGGATGCTCAACATATTCTATGTTAAGCTTTTCCATCAGTCGCGTTAGATTTGGTTGCTCTGCTAGATTATTACAGATCTGATAGATCTGATTCTGCGTCAATGTCATCTTCTATTTCAAATCCTTCTTGGTTTGCTTGTTGAGGATCGTGGATCTGATTTCGAGTACGGCTTTCCTCAATTTTCCCAATCGAACCATACATTTTAATGCTGATATAGTCACCGTCATCAAGACCAGAACCATGACGAGCAACAACGGGTACAAGTTTTCTGTTTCCATATTGAGCGGTATCCTCTGCTATTTCTTCTTCTGATTTCATTTTAAAGATAGTAAAACTAGTGCAAAGCCATATTAATCTATCTGAGCCAGAAACAACATCTGTAGACTCTTTAGTTATACCATCACGATTTAACTGAACAAAACTTAAACAAGGAACGTCATATTTTACGCAAAAATTATGCAGCTTAGTTATCTGAAATCCGAGGACTTGGTATTCCTGCATAGAAGCAGAAATGCCCTCTGAACCCATAAGCTTTAAATAGTCATAAACTATTAGGCAGTCTTTAGTTCTGCCATTCTCGTCAAAACCAACGTGCTGATAAATCCATTTTCGCATAATAGCAAGAATGTTTTCAAATGACTGACCAGCAATGCTAATATAGTGATAAGGAATACTTTTTAATTCCTCCACCGCTTTCATTACTTTTTCTCGATCAATTGCGTTTTCAGAAAATTTACCACTAGATATTTTATTGATCTCTACGCCACTAATAGACGCAAGCATTCTATTATAATGATCGTCTTTGCTCATTTCGGTGTCCAGCATTAACACAGGAATGTTATGCTCTTTAGAAACATGAACAGCGACAGCATCGCCAAACATAGACTTACCAGTTTTTGGGCGAGCGGCAATAAGATCTACAGATTTTCTACGCAGTCCTCCACCAATAGATAAATCAAAATGTGGAAACCCGCTTGGAATACCAACATAGTCTGTTGGGTTCTCACAAAGGAACTCTATATATTCTTCAAGGCCGTCCCCAAGCATTTCAGTTGTTTTATTAGAAGACTGATAAAGAGTGCCAGTTGCGTCTAGAATGGGTTCTTCAACCTTGCCAATTATATCCATTAAGTCTTCGTCGCCAGATACATTCTGTATGTCTTCAGCACATGCTGTAAGAGTTTTACCTAAATCTCTAGCTAGTTTCAGTTTTGTTATTTTAGACGCATGAATAGAAACATTTTCTTTATGTATTGGAAAATTAAAAAGAGAACGTATAAATCCAATCTCACGCTTGTTGTGAATCTTTTCATAAACGCCAAGCTCGCTAGCAGTTGATAAAATAGAAGTTAGATCAACTTTGGCATTTTGGTTTATAATTCTAGAAATGCATGTATAAAGAATTTGATTCATGCTATCAGTAAAATGATCAGCATCTACGAAATCCATTTCTAGATACGCATCTAGTCCGAACTGGCATAGTCCAGCCAGTACGGCTCGTTCTGAAGCATGATTCTCTAATTTACTCATCGTCTAATACATCCATCGCAGACAAACCATTCACGTTTATGGCTCGGGTGGGTTTTTACTGTTCTACTGCATTTTTGGCATTTTTGCTCAATCATTTTGAATGGCTTTCTTTTTCGTTCTGCAAGAGAAATTTCTGGAGTTTCAATGTTCTTATCAGATCCATCGTCATAAAATTTGATTTCTCTCTGGATTTTATTTACAGCAATTCCATTTTTTTTAGAGTTATCGTCTTCTGTACGCATTTTAAATAAAGAAAAGTCTTCATGATCTTTTTTCTTCTGCGGTGGATCTTTTTTTGGCTGTGGAACAACTGCTTTCTCTACAGAATTACCTGTGTTTTCTTCCAATAGCTCATTTGCTAGCATTATAAGTTCATCATCTCCTGTGTCAATAGCAAGTTTGATTAGCTTCTTAGCTTGTTTTATTTTATCCATTATCTTCTCCTAGATAAGTTGAGTAATATTTCTGATAGTTTTTTAGTATTTTCAATAGAGTGCTCAACAGAAGTTATACGGGCTTGGGCATTTATTTTTACTTTTGTCATCTCCTTAGCAATCGGATTTTCTTTGACTGCACTGTAATATTTTTCTTGCCACTTAGCATATTGACCGCCATAATTGTTTAGCTTATCCGATATCATATACCATATGCCATCATCTGCCCACTCTAGTGCCATTTTCTCTTTCGCTAAAACATTCTGCAAATATTCTGCATATGCAGTAAGACAATAAGCTCCTATGTTGCATTCCTCGCTTGACAATCTTTTCAGTTGTGCAATATCAAGATTAAGATATTTTTCTACTTCTTCATTGCGTTCGATTTTTAGTCTACCAACACCCTGAATCCAGTTTTCAATATCTTCTACAAATTTATTGAATCTTTCTTCGCCATTCATCAATATCCTCATTATAGTTTAATTCTATCAAGTCTATATCATTAATCCTACACCACTCTCTTTTATCATTATCTCTTGCTTTGGCCTGATAAAACTCAAGCTTAGTCTTAAAGAAAAAAGTATTAAACTTATAGTGCTGTTCTCCATGAACTTCTACCATAATCTTTCTATTTGGTAAAAACAAGTCAGCACGAAGAACGGTTTTTCGGAATTCGCTTTTACTTCCTGGCAGCGACAACTCTTCAAGAATTCTATCAAAAGGATAAATTTCTTTAAGTAATGCTCTTGCCTTTAAATGTAGTTTTGATTTTTTTTTGCTGGAAGACTGTGAAGACGTTGGATTCCAAGAGTAAGTTTTTTCATCAAGCCCTATGATTTTCATAGTGCCTCCTTAATCTTATCCTCCATAAACTTAGCGAGCTTTGGATTTTCATTAAAAAAGTTATATAGGTTTTCCATTCCTTGAAATTTAAATGCTTTGAGTATTGATTCTGTATTTTCAGTGTCTATATCTGGATTAATCTCTTTAGCCATTTCTGGAAAATCAGCAAGAAACGAACATGTCAACCAAGCACCAGCTTTGTCAATAAATCCAAGCTCTACAGCAAGACTAAGTACTTCTTGAACTTTATCAATGCCATGACCATACCTTATATAGCTTTGCACATTGCCTCCAGGTGGCCCCATAGAAGAACAAATAATCTTCCAGTTCACAACTTGACCAATTCTATTTTTGTTTGAGTCTATCCAAGGACTAACTGCTGAAACCTTTTCTCCACCTCCAGCAATCTCCATTCTAGTATCTGCTTGATATTGAATTTTATTGCCGCCATCTGCCATCTTGGCTTTGCCAAAACCAGAAGTGTTAGCGATGTAATGAGTAATAGCGATAACTAAGCCACGCTGACGAGGTAATAATTGGCCCATCTTTTTTGTGAACACAGACAAAATCTTAGGAAGTCCCGCACGACCAGGACTCATATCTCCATCTAATTCTTTAGATGGGGTAAGTGAGGATATTGAATCAATCACAAGAATACCTCTATAATAATCTGGATGACTCATCATCTTGTATGCAACTTCTAAAAAATACTCTGCCGATAGAGGCTCATCATCTGGATGCACAATCTTCATTTTAGACGGATTAAGACTTGCAACGCCAAAGTTCATTTCTTTCAGTCTTCCTTCAACGTCTAGATAAATAATAGGGCGATTTTCAGCTTGGCAATTTGCTATAATTTGCATACTGGTAGTAGTCTTGCCAGATTTTGGATCTCCAGTAAGAGTGACCCAGCTTCCTTCTTTAATGCCACCACCTAGAGCTATGTCAATAGCTGGACTAACAGATATAACATCATAGTTCTTTTTATCTTGCAATACTTTGTCGCCGTCAGAAATGATATTGCCATATTCTTTCATTAGCTTGCTCAAATAGTCATCATTCTTTGCCATTGTCTGCTTTCCTCAATTTAGATAGTAATGAATTTCTTGCGGGCCTATTTGTTCTTGGTCTAAACACCATATTATCAGCCTCAATAACCTTTTTGGCCTTCTTTGCTTCTTCTTCAATTATTTTCTTAGACTTTTCTAGCCCTTCCTTTACAAACTTATTAAGTATGATAAATTTCTTATTCTTATTAAGATAGCCCAAAGAGTATGTACGCTTACCATTTGGGCTTTTTAAGTAATGAAGCAAAGCTTTTTCGCCATAGCGTTTTATGGCCGTGTTGGCGGCACGAATTTGTGTTTGATATTCATCCTTCTGGGCCTTGTTCCAGAACTTGAAAGCAAGACTACCATTGTTCTCACGCTCTCTTCTTCTCATGCAAACCATTTCAGCCACATACTGTGCGGCAGTACATGGCTCACCCGTTGAGTAGCTTTTGAACCGTTTCGTGTTGTCTTTTTTTTGATCCATTCTTAAATATCATATTCTCAAGATTTTCTTTTGTCAATACCCTGGTGCTATGTCGTCGTTCAAAATCAGAAATAGGCCAAGTATATTTACCAACATCAATACACGAACAATCGTCACGTAAAAGTCCTACTGTTAAGGTTTGATAAGATTGTGAGTGGCTGCCATCCATTGCTTGGTCTTTAGCCACGCCACGCATTATAAGCAGTCCATCAAGTCCATTTGGGTCTTCAAAAAAAACCTCGCTAGGAGCACCAAACATGTGTAAGCTTACCTTAACAGGCCACACATCATTTTCTTTGCAGTAATTTTTTAGTCTTAGAATAGGATTTTCAAATCCCGGTCTATCATAATCTCCATATACAGTTGTTCCATCTGTAAGAACTACTTCCCAGCTTATGTATAGCTTATTATAGCAAAGATCTTGTAGATAAGAATCAATTGTAGTGCATATCATATTTAATCCCTAATTTTATGAATAGAGTTTCTATATTTACGTGTTTCGTATACATTTTTTGCTTTTGTTCTATCATCTGATGAAATAGAAGCATTTTCTGTCATGGCAACAACACCATATTTTTTGTTACGTGCATACAAATTCATGGTGCTGGTTTCTTCCTGACTTTTTTCTGGCGTAGCTAAGGTTGTGCGATACTGGCCTATAGAACTCTCAGAGCGATCTAACTTACCAGATAGCTCCGCATTAGATAAATTAAGATTATCTTCAATGAATTCTTTGTCCTTGTTTGATAGCGGTCCCTTTCTCATTAGCAATCTCCTTTACATTAAGTTACGTCTAGCTCTTGTAAAATAAAGAGTATTTTTTGTTTCTAGAAATTTTTTGTAATTTTTAAAAGTGTCTGAAGTTACCTTTTTAAAAGTTGCAAGTCTTTTGGCAAGCGATGTAGTCATAGAAACATTATGGGGGTCTGCTAATTCCCCACGACTATATTTTATAAAGTATACAGGCGAGCCATCCACGGTAGAACAGAAAGCAAACGCTTGATCTTTAGCAAAGACCTGTTGACCATTTTTACCAAAATACTCAGTAACAACCGTTAGTGGTGCTGGAACTCCAATTTCTTCTAGTTCTGATTCCTCAATCTTTTTCATCTTCTAACCTCTTGAGTTTTTTCTTTAGGATTTTTATAGCTTCTGCTTCATTAGCAGCAGAAAAACATAATTGTGCTTTATTACTAATGCCGTACTCGCCTAATATCTTATTGCCAATAACCTGATGATCCAAAGTTCCATCTTTATGTATTTTTCTTACATCAATTTTAAATGTTATTACAACATGATGTGGACACGATTTACGGTCTAATTGCTCTTGTTTTTTGATTAACATTAGTCACCGTTTTTAATCCAATTAAGCTGCTGTTTTGGAGTCATATTGTTAATCTTTCTATGTCTCTCGCGTGTTTCTTTATGTTTAACATGATCTTCTACCATTGCTTTTCTATCACGATCTTGTTTTTCGTAGGTTCCCATTTTTTGAGTATTACGATCAGCCAAGTGACCAATAGTCGATGGTTCACCGCGAATAGCTATTGCGGGAGGAGTAAGAAATACTTTTACTAGAGTTTTTTTTCCACACTCTGGACATTTTAAAGTAGAAGGGGCATCATGTGCTTGAAAAATTTCAGCATAATATGCACATGGTTCACATTCAAAATCATACGTTGGCATTTTATTCTCCTTCAAAGATATAGCAGGGGCCACAACTATGGCCCCGGCTACATTATTATCAATCGAAACAAGAAAATTTTCACAAAGCAGCTAAAATGTCAGCAATAATTTTATTCCTAACAATATCTGCACCAAACAATTTGCAGACAGCAACACCATCTATTTTTTCTAATCTGGTCATGCAGTCATCAAGCCC